CGGAGAAAAAACGAATGGCCACTCCACAACTATCTCCTGGTGTAAGAATTAGGGAAGTTGACTTAACAGTTGGAAGAGCTGATAATGTCAATCCTTCTATTGGTGGTATTGCAGGTCCTTTTGAAAAGGGTCCTGTTGAGGCACCAAGAAAAATCGAAGAAGAGCAAAATCTTCTTAATGTTTTCGGCAAACCATACGGTGCTGGCAACCACTTTGAGTATTGGATGTCTGCTTCCTCATATCTTTCATACGGAGCAACTCTGAACGTCGTTCGTGTTGACGGTGACGATCTGAAGAATGCAAACGCAGGTGTTGGTATTGCATCTACAACTACTCTGAAAATCAAGAGTTACGACGATTATTCCGAGAACTATTCCTCAGCAAATAACTTCATCTACTCTGCAAAAGATCCAGGTTCATGGGCAAATGACTTGAAGGTCTGTCAGATTGATGACATTGCTGACCAAATCATCGGTATCACAACAACGAACCCAGGCGATGCTGGTGTTACTATTGGTGCTGGTGTTACTGTTGCAATCAACTCCGTTCTTCCTGGTAGTGGAACAACAGCAGTATTTTCTGGTCACTTGAAGGCAATCATCACTGGTGTTACTACTGCAACATCAGGAACTGCAAGTTCTTTCGATGTTAAGATTCTTTCTCGCGTTTCTGCTGCAGGAACAGAAACTTCAATCACTTATGCAGAAGGAAATGCAACCGCATCAATTTCCGCAAGTGACGTTCTGACCTTTGTAAACTCTGCAGGTGTTGGTACAGATAACGGTTCTGGAAATGGCGTTGGCGCATTCAGTGCTGCTAGTGTACAAGACTGGTACGATCAGCAAAAACTTGGTCTTGATAACAGCGTAATCTTCTGGAAGACCCTTGCTCCAAAACCTGTAGCAAACTCATACTCCCGCAACAGAGACGGCGGAAATGATGCTGTTCACGTTGTAGTTGTTGATGATAAGGGTACAATTAGCGGAAACGCAGCAACAATTCTTGAGAAGTGGACATTCCTTTCAAAAGCAAAGGATGCTGTTTCTAGTGTAAATTCACCAACAAGAATCTACTACAAGAACTTCCTTGCAGACAACTCTGAGTATTTGTTTGCTGGTTATAATGCATCGCAAGCAGTTGATGCTTATCACGGCACAACTCCAACAGCAACTGCATTTACTGGAGAGAACTTTACTGCAATCTCACTTTCAAATGGTCTCTGGGCACAAAATGCTCAGGGCGTAACCTTCTCTGCACTTGGAAATGTTACTTACACCTTGCTTGGTGGTAAGAACTATGATGGAAATGAGGATCTTGAACTTTCTGGTTCACTGACAGCAACTCTTGGTAACCTGAATACTGCATATGGTAAGTTTGAGGATGAATCAGAAGTTGATGTTGACTTCCTGATCATGGGTCCTGGTCTTTCAACCAAGGAAGAATCACAAGCAAAAGCAAACAAGTTGATTGCTCTTGCAGAACTCAGACAGGATTGCCTTGCATGTATTTCTCCAAACAGAGCATCTGTTGTTGGATTGTCTGATGCAGACACCCAGACAAATAATATTATTGACTTCTTCTCACCACTTACATCATCTTCCTACGCGGTATTTGACTCTGGTTATAAGTTCGTTTATGACAGATTCAATGATACCTTCCGTTATGTTCCATGTAACGCAGACGTTGCAGGAATTATGGCAAGAACAACTAGAGATGCTTTCCCATGGTTCTCACCTGCTGGTCAGCAAAGAGGTGTTCTTCTGAATGCTGTAAAACTTGCATACAACCCAACCAAGGCACAGAGAGATCTTCTTTACCCAAGAAGAATTAACCCAATCATCAATAAGCCTGGTAGTGGCGTAGTTCTCTTTGGTGATAAGACCGGTCTTGCATTCTCTTCAGCGTTCGATAGAATCAACGTTCGTCGCCTGTTCCTCTTTGTTGAGGAAGCACTTGGAAGAGCAGCAGATGCTCAACTCTTCGAATTCAACGATGAGATTACAAGAGCAAACTTTGTGAACATTGTTGAACCATTCCTTAGAGACATTCAGTCTAAGAGAGGTATTTTTGACTTCCTGGTTATTTGTGACTCTACAAATAACACACCAGATATCATCGATCAAAATGAGTTCCGTGCAGATATCTTCTTGAAGCCTGCTAAGTCTATTAACTTTGTTGAACTTACTTTCGTTGCTACAAGATCTGGCATCAGCTTCAATGAAGTTGCTGGTCGTGTTTGATCCAAACTTAATTATCAAATAAAACCCGGAGGACCCTAAAATGGCATTAAGAACAATCACTAACTTCAAATCCAGAATGCAGGGGGGTGGTGCTCGCCCTAACCTGTTTGAAGTTGACATCCCATCATTCCCAGCAGCAGCAGTAAATTCTGAATTTCCTGCCAGATGGCAGAACCAGGAACAGGAAACATTCCGTTTCCTTTGCAAGTCAGCTGCTCTTCCTGCATCAAACATTGCACCAATCGACGTTCCTTTCAGAGGTCGTATTCTGAAACTCGCAGGTGACCGCACGTTTGATACCTGGACAGTAACCATCATCAACGATGAAGACTTCCTGCTCAGAACTCAGTTCGAAGCATGGATGAATGCAATCAGTAAGCTTGACAACGCTTCTGGTGCAACCAATCCTTCTTCCTACATGACTGATGCTTATGTCTATCAGTTAGGTCGTGGTTACAATGCTGGTAGATTCTCAACAACCAGTGATGCGACCGAACAGGCAAATGGTAATGGCAACAGTCCATCACCACAACTGAAGACATATCGCTTCTATGATATCTTCCCAACAAATGTATCACAGATTGATCTGTCATACGACACTGGTGACACCATTGGAGAATTCACTGTTGAGTTCCAAGTACAATACTGGGAACTTCCAGGTAAGAGTTCTAGTGGTAATAAAGATCTGACTGGTCAGAGAGTTAGATAATCTAGTTGGATAAATAGAGCAGTAAGAAAACTGCTCTTTTTCCATAGATGGCTAGATTATTTGGTTTTTCAATTGAAGGAGAAGACAAATCTCCAACTATACAGTCCCCCGTTCCGCCTAACAATGCGGACGGGGTTGACTATTATGCATCGTCTGGCGCTGGATTTTATGGATCGTATTTAGATCTTGAAGGTGTTTATAAGAACGAAAATGATCTCTTGAGGAGATATCGTGAAATGGCACTTCATCCAGAAGTCGATAGTGCTATTGAGGATGTTGTAAATGAAGCAATTGTTTCGGATACAAATGATAGTCCAGTACAAATAGAATTATCGAATTTGAATGCAAGCGATGGCATCAAAAACAAGATAAGAGAAGAGTTTAAGTACATTTTAGAGTTATTGGATTTTGATAATAAGTCTCACGAGATTTATAGAAACTGGTATGTTGATGGAAGGTTATTTTATCATAAGGTCATAGACCTAAAGAAACCAGAAGAAGGTATTAAAGAACTGAGATACATTGACGCAATGAAGATGCGTTATGTTCGTAAGTTGAAAAATAATTCTAATGTAAAATCAAACACTCCAATTTTGATGGCAAGTCAACCAGACTCACCATTGAAATATGAATTCCCAGATATAGAAGAATTTTTTATCTATACTCCAGAACCTGCAAAATCTGTTGGTAGTGCTTTTGGTACTACTACACCACAGAAAAATATTACAATGACCAAGGATTCAGTTACATATTGCACCTCTGGTCTTGTGGATAGAAATAAAGGTTTGGTTTTATCTTATCTCCATAAAGCAATTAAGTCACTCAATCAACTAAGAATGATTGAGGATTCGTTGGTAATCTATCGTCTCTCAAGAGCACCAGAGCGTAGAATTTTCTACATTGATGTTGGCAATCTTCCAAAGATCAAGGCAGAACAATATCTTCGTGATGTGATGATGCGTTATAGAAATAAGTTAGTCTATGATGCAAATACTGGTGAGATGCGTGATGATAAGAAGTTTATGTCTATGATGGAAGACTTTTGGTTGCCCAGAAGAGAAGGTGGTAGGGGCACAGAAATTTCTACACTTCCTGGCGGTCAGAATCTTGGAGAGATTACTGATATTGAGTATTTCAAAAACAAACTTTATAGTTCTTTGAACGTTCCTCCATCAAGAATGCAATCTGATGGTGGTTTTAATCTTGGTCGTTCCTCAGAAATTCTTCGTGACGAAGTTAAGTTCAGTAAGTTTGTTGGACGTTTGAGAAAAAGATTCTCAAAAATGTTTAGCGATATGCTAAAGACTCAACTGATTCTTAAGAATATTGTAACCCCAGAAGACTGGGATATGATGGAAGAGCATATTCAATATGATTTCCTATATGATAATCACTTTGCAGAACTGAAGGAAGCAGAACTTCTGACAGAGAGACTTAATCTTGTTGCAACTGCCGAACCTTATGTTGGTAAGTATTACTCTCAGGATTATGTTCGTCGTCAGATTTTACGTCAAACTGATCAAGAAATCATCGATCAGGATGAATTGATCGAAAAGGAAATATCTGATGGAATTATTCCAGATCCAAATATTCCTATTGATCCAGCAACCGGACAACCCATGGATTCTGGAGTAGGTGGTGATTTAGGTGCTCCAGTAGTCGAACCAGAAATAGATGGTTCAGCAACGGAAGCACCAGAGATTAAACCACCCAAAGGTGGAGAAATATAAATAAAAATGATAAAGCAATTATTATCACTATGGACGAATTAATGAATCTTATTGCTGCGGATGAAAGTCCATCACAAATTAGTGATGTTCTTAAAGATATTCTTTATGCAAAATCGGCAGATAAAATTGAAGCAATTAAACCAAATGTTGCATCTAGTATGTTTGGACTTGAGTCCGAAACTGAAGAATGATAAATATGTAATAAAAAGAACTTTTGAACTATGTCTAGAACTTTATTGTTGGGTGATGAATCTGCACTTCCAACAACAACTGGAACAGCAACAAGTTTTTCTGAAGCAGCTTCAGTGAGACTTGTAAATAATTCATCTACTGCTTATTCAGTTGTAGTTGTAGAGACACAAGGGGGAACCCAAATTGGATCTATGACTATGCCCGGAAACTCAGTGGAGATTCTTGAAAAGAAATATTCCCATTGTGTATATGCAACAAACGCTTCTGTGCTTGGTGCAAAAGTAGGTTTTACAGGTTAATCAAATGAAACTAATCCGAGAAGAGATCGAAGACGTAAAAGTGTTTATTACCGAAGGTAAAAACGGCAAGAAGTCACTTTACATTGAAGGTGTATTCCTTCAGGGAAACATCAAGAACCGCAATGGTCGGATGTATCCTATGGAGACTCTTCGTCGAGAGGTGGGAAGATATAATGAAAGTTATGTTAATTCAGGAAGAGCACTTGGAGAACTTGGACACCCAGATGGTCCAACGGTAAATCTAGACAGAGTTTCACATAAAATTGTTTCTTTGAGAGAAAGCGGTTCAAACTATATTGGAAAAGCAAAGATTCTTTCTACTCCAATGGGTAAGATCGCAGAATCACTTTTATCTGAAGGTGTAAAGCTTGGTGTTTCTTCTAGGGGCATCGGTTCACTTACACAAAATAGAGAAGGTGTAAATATTGTTTCTGATGACTTTATGTTAGCAACTGCTGCTGACATTGTTGCTGACCCATCTGCTCCTGATGCTTTCGTTGAAGGTATCATGGAAGGAAAAGAGTGGGTTTGGGAAGGAGGAATCCTTCGCGAAAAACATCTTTCATATATGAAAAAGCAAATTGATACATTAGTAAACCAAAAAATGCTGGAAGAGAAGAAGATTCAACTATTCAATGACTTTTTAGCAAATCTTTAATTTATAAATAAATATAGTATAAAAACGGTAAATCGGAGAGTTCAAATGTCTGGTGACAACTTACAAGAAATGGAGACGGCAGGGGGAGTCCAGTCAAAGACCGCAGTTAATGCTGGTGCAAAGTCTGGTGATCCAATGCCAAAATTGCAAAACGATGGTTCTCAACTAGCATCTGTTGAAGATCTCGGAGGTCCTACCCCTGAGAACTATAAGTCTGACGATGATTCCGCTAAGTTGAAAGAACCAGGCGGCAGCCTTAAGCAAGTTAAGGATGTTGTAAACAAGGGAGCAAAATCTGCTGACCCAATGCCAGCAACTAAGAAAGAAGAAGTTGAGGCAGATGAAGAGGAAGTTATCGAAGAGTCTCCTGAAATTACTGATGAAGTAGTCGAAGAAGAAACTGTCGAGGAAGTACTCGAAGTCAGCGACGAAGTTGACGTTGAAGAAGACGTTAATGCTCTTCTTGGTGGTGAAGAACTCTCCGAGGAATTCAAAGAGAAAGCAAAGACAATCTTTGAAGCTGCTCTGAAGACAAAAGTAGTTGAAATCAGAGAAGCACTCGAAGCACAATATGCTCAGAAACTTCAAGAAGAAGTTGAAGCAGCAAAAGCAGAACTCACTGAAAGAGTTGATTCCTATCTGGAATACGTCTCAGAAGAGTGGGTTTCTGAAAACCAACTTGCCATTGAAAATGGCATTAAAACTGAGATGACTGAATCATTCCTTTCAGGAATGAAGGGTCTTTTTGAAGAACATTATGTAACAATCCCTGAAGAGAAATATGATGTACTCCACAGTATGGTAGAAAAACTTGATGAAATGGAGACAAAACTCAACGAGCAAATCCATAAGAATATCTCCCTCAACAAGCGCCTCGCAGAGTCGGTTGCTGATAGCATCTTAGATCAGATTTCTGAAGGTCTCGCAGAGACGCAGAAAGAAAAGCTCGCTTCACTTGCAGAAAGTGTTGAGTTTGAAAGTGAAACTGCATATCGTGAAAAACTGAAGACGCTTAAGGAGTCATACTTCACATCTAGAACAGCGACTTCAACTTTAGCAAAGACTGAAACACTGTCCGAAGGTGTTGAGTCCGTACCACAAGAACAAACATATTCTTCTGATATGGCGTCATATCTGAAAGCACTTTCATCTGTTGCTAAAAACAACTGAATTTAACATTAACAAACTAAACATTTAAGGAGAAAGCAAATGTTCCATTCCGAACATCTGCAGGAGAAGTGGGCACCTCTTCTGGACTATCAGGGTCTTGATAAAATCAAAGATTCACACAGAAGATCAGTAACCGCTGTCCTGCTCGAAAACCAAGAAAGATTCCTCAAAGAGCAAGCTGCCTTTGATAGTGGTTCCATGGGCAACCTCATGGAAGCAACCCCAACCAACGCCGCAAACGCTGCTGGTGCATCCGGTGGTTTTGGTGGTGCTGATGCACAAAACAATGGTCCTACCGCTGGTTTCGACCCCGTTCTGATCTCCCTGATCAGACGTTCAATGCCTAACCTGATGGCATATGATCTGGCAGGAGTTCAACCAATGAACGGTCCTACCGGACTCATCTTCGCAATGCGTTCCCGCTACAGCGCACAAGACGGCACCGAAGCATTCTTCAACGAAGCAGATACCGCATTCTCCGGTCAGGACGCAGGTCTTGATGAGACTGCAGGTTTCACTGGTG